GCCAACGCTCCGTCGATCAGCGCGGGCAAGCGTGTCGCGGTCCCGGCGGCGAACATCACGCTTTCGGCATCTGCCCCGACCGTCTCGGTCGGCGACGCCATCACCGTTCCCGCCGCCACGATCACGCTGGCCGCGATTGCGCCGTCGCTGGCTGCGGGTAAGTCGGTCGCCGCACCCTCGGCCACCATTGCGCTCTCTGCCGCGCCACCGACGATCCTGGCCTCGACAGGGGCCAGCGTCGCGGTGCCAGCCGCCACCATCCTCCTCGGCGGCGAAGCGCCGTCGATCTCGGCTGGCAAGAGCATCAGCGTCCCGCTCGCCTCGGCTCAGGTTCTCGCTGCGCTCGCGCCGCAGCTGGCGGCGGGCAAGAGCATCGTGGTCCCTGCCGCGACGATCACGCTCACCGCCGCGTCTCCGACGCTCGCGGCGGGCAAGGCGGTCGAGGTCGCCGTTGCGGCCATCGCCATCGGCGGCATCCCGCCGCGCATCCAGCTTATCGCGCCGCCTGGCACGCTGCGGACGATCAGGGATGCCATCAGGAGCGCCTGGGACGCCCGCTGGCCGCATGGAACGACCTACCGGGTACTCTGGCAGCAGAACGACAACGAGAGCGTTCCTGAGCCAGGCGAGGCGCGCGCGTGGGTGCATGTCGTGATCGACTTCGACGGCGAGGATGTGCGCGCCTATGCCGGCGGTCGCGAGGCGTCCGATCGCGAGTGGCGCGGGACGGTGGAAATCCGCGTGATCGCTGAGACGGGCTACGGTGACGACGCCGCCCTCGATCTGCTCGATGACGCGGTCGGCGTCTACCGCTCGCGCCGCGAAGCGGGGCTGTCCTTCCTTGAGGGCTCCACCGAGATCTTCGACAGCGCGACCGAGGACGGCGCGTGGTTCATCCGTGGCACGATGCTGCCCTGGACCTACGAGTACCGCGCATGAGCCTCCGCAGCACCATTCGCACCGAGATCAAGGCAGTCTGGGATGCGCGGTGGCCGCACGGCGAGACCTATCGCGTGATCTGGCACGAGAACGCACACCCCGATACGCCGACACCGGGCGAGGTGCAGCACTGGCTGCATTTGCATACCGAGTTCAGCCGCGAGGAGATGCGCGCATTCGGCGGCGGCTCGCTCGCCAATGAGCGGCTCTGGTTCGGCGCTGTTGCCGTTCGCGTGTTTTCCGAGGTCGGGCTGGGCGAAGACGTCACCCTCGACCTCCTCGACGCCGCCATCGTGGCGCTTCGCGCGCGGCGCGCGGGCAATCTCAGTTTCACAGGCCCGATTGTCGGCATTGCCGACACATCACGTTCGAACGGCGCGTGGTATAGTCGCGGCGCGTCGATCCCGTTTCAATACAGGTTCCAAGGGTAAGGAGACCCGACATGCCCATTTCCGAAGGCGTGCAGTCACGCATCGTCTACAAAGCCTATAGCAGCGGGTCGATCACGGCCAACAGCGAGCCGAACACCGCGACCGACCCCGGCGCGTCCGGCGGTCAGGTGCTGCGGCGGGTCTCGTCGTCGCTCAACCTGGTCAAGGATAGCTATCAGTCCGAAGAGATCCGCACCGATCGGCAGATCGCGGACTTCCGCCACGGGCTGCGGCGCGTCGAAGGCGCGATCTCGGGCGAGCTTTCGCCCAGCACCTATTTCGAGCTTCTGGTCGCCGCGCATCGCGACACGGCGGTCTCGGCGCTGTCGCTGTCGAACACGCAGTTCACATCGGTGACCAGCGACAGTTCGGCCTCGACGTTCACGTTCACGGCGGGCGACCCGGTGACGAGCGGTCTGCGCGTCGGTGACATCATCCGCTTCACGAACCTCGCCACGACCGCGAACAACGACCGGAACTTCGTGATCCGGTCCTTCGGTGGCACGAGCAACCGCACGGTGACGGTGTCGCCCGCGCCGACCACCGACGCGGTGGCGGATACCTCCTTCAACGTGTCGCGCCCAGGCAAGACGACCATCGTCCCGGCCAGCAGCTTCACGGCGCGCAAGTTCGGCATCGAGGAGTATCGCGAGGATCTCGACCTCTCGCGCCTGTTCACCGAGTGCCGCGTGTCCGGCTACTCGATGAGCCTTCCCGCCACTGGCCTCTCGACGGTGGAAATCCCCGTCATGGGCCGAAACGCGGTGTCGCTCTCGGCGGGCAGCGCGCCCTACTTCACCGCTCCGACCGCCGCGACGACGACCTCGGCTTGCGCCTCGGCCAACGGCCTTATCCTGTCGCCGGATGCTGGCTCGTCGCCGCTCGGCATCGTCACCGGCATCGACATCGCGCTCGACCTCGAAGCCGAGATGCAAGCGGTGATCAACCAGAACATCGCGCCCGAGATCTTCCTGGGCCGCGCGAATGTCACCGGCACGGTGTCGGCGTTCGTGGAAGATTTCGCCCTCTTCAACGCCTTCCTCAACGAGAGCGAGCTACAGCTGATTGTGCGCGTGGATAGCGGCTCGGCGGCGAATGCCGATGCCATCTGCATCTACCTCCCGCGCGTCAAGCTCGGCGGCGCGGACATGCCGCTGTCCGGCGCGAACGGTCAGACGATCTCGCTGCCGTTCCAGGCGCTCCGCTACACCGGCAGCGCGGCGGGCCGCGACACCACGACGATCCGCATCCACGACACGGCGGCCTGAGCATGTCGCGCTTCGCTGGTCTCGGCGCGTCGGTGGACAAGCCGACGCGCTGCTATCTCTCGATCCCGGTCGCCGGTCGTCCGCCGCTTCTGTCGCGCGATGGCGATCAGGCATACATCGACTGCCTATCGCTTGACAGCCGCGAGGCTGGCGCGCAGCGTCGCGCATCCGCTATCGCGCGCCTCGACCGCCGAGCGGCGAAACTGACCGCCGACGACATCGAGGCCGAACAGGTCGCGATGTTGGTCGCGCTCATCACCGGCTGGCGGCTCTACTCGCTGGCCGGTGACCCGCTCGACGTCGAGTGCGATGAGGCGGCGAAGCGGGAATTGATGAGCGATCCGACCTTCGCGTGGGTCCGGCGACAGGTCGAGGAGCATATCGGCGACCTGGGAAACTGGCTCAGCGCGACGGCGAACTGATCGCCTTCGCGCATCACCGTTTCGACCTGGATCTGCCACGCAAGGGCGGTCGCAAGCGCGACCACCTGGAGAGCGTTGCGCGGCAGCTAGGACGTCGCCCTGCGGGCCTCGACGGGCCACCGTTGCCCGCGTGGGGCGAGCACATCTGGTCGGCGTGGCTGGATCTCCACCAGGGTCGGCGCGTCGGCTTCAACGGTGCCGAGCCGCTGTCCTGGGCCGATCTCGACGCATGGTCGAGGCTGACCGGCGCTGAGATGCGGCCTGACGAGGTGGCGCTTCTGATGCGAGTGGATCGCGAGTTCTTCGCCGTGCGCGGCGAGATCGAGGGGAAGAAATGATCAACGCGCCGAAGGAATCGATCCTCAAGGCTGGCCTCGACGCGAGCGATTACACGCGCGGCGCGCAGGAGATCGATCGGGCGAACGAGGCTATGGCGTCGAGTGCCGCCGAGGTCGAGCGCGCGAACCTGACAGGCGCTCAGGCGCTTCAGGCGTTCGAGGAGGCCGAGCGTCGGTCGGCCAAGGCGAAGAACGAACTCGCGCGCTCTCAGAAGCTGATCGCAGAGGCCGTTCAGCGCGGCGCGATTACTGAAGAAGACGCAGCGGCGAAGAACGCCGCCGCTCAGGCGCGATACGAACAGGCGCTTGTCCGAACGTCCGAGCAGACGCGCCGCACATCGACCTCTCAGGAGGAAATGACGCGGACCATCGTGTCGTCTGCGGCGAGCATGGATCGCCTCCAGGCATCGGTGGACAAGGGCTTTGCGTCGCAGCTGCGTTACGAACAGATCGTGGACCGCGTCAATTCCGCGATGGAGCGCGGGCGCATCTCCCAGGAGCGCGGCGCGCAGATCATCAGCCTTGCCCAGCAGCGATACATGTCGGCGGCGACTGCGACGGCGGCGATGGGAGCGGCGACTGCGGCGGCTGCGACATCGAGCAGACAGTTCGGCTTCGTCGCGCAGCAGTCCGGCTATCAGCTGGGCGACTTCGCCGTTCAGGTGGCGAGCGGTCAATCTGCGATGGTCGCGTTCATCCAACAGGGCTCACAGTTCCTCGGCATCTTCGGTGCATTCGGCGCAATCGCTGGTGCGGCGCTCGCCATCGGCGGCGGCATCTACATGATGTTCGACAAGATGGCCGAGAACGCGAAAGCGGCTACAGACGAGATCTCTTCCTTAACGGAAGAGATCAAGCGCATGAACGAGGAGAGCGCGAAGCGCGGCGCGGGGCAGACTGGCATTCGCGCGAACGTAATGCTTGAAGACCTGATGGCAGAGCGTCGCCGTCTCGTCGGAATGCTGCCGACTGGTGGCGGCGGGGCAATGGCGTCGAGCGAGATGTCAGGCATAGTCGAGGCGCAAGCAGCATCCGAGGTCGCGCGCATTCAGTCGCAGATCGATGCCATAGACAAGCTCATCCGCGAGTACGACCGGCTCGTCATCGAGCAAGAGCGCGCCGATGAAAGCACCGCGAACCTCAAGCGGCGCGGCGAGGAGTTTGAAGATCAGAAGAAGCGCGAGGCCGAGGCCGTCCGCGACGCCGCTCGCGCGCAGGAAGAAGCCGAACGCGCGCGCCAGCGGTTCCTGTCCGATGTCATGTCCCTAGAGAATACCCTCGACCCGCTGACCGCCGCGACGCGGCGCTGGGCCGATCAACAGGCGCTGCTGGCCCAGGCGCTCGACGCGGCGATCATCAGCCAAGAGCGGTACAACGAACTGGTCGCGATGTCGGACGAGGCGTTCCGAAAGGCCACCGAGAAACAGACCGAATACCTGACCGGGATCGAGAAGCAGTCGCGGCAGAACGAGAACCTCGCGCGCGATCTCGGCCTGTCGTTCCAGTCCGCTTTCGAGGACGCGATCCTGCGCGGTGAGAAGCTGCGCGGCGTGCTGGCCGGGATCGCTCAGGACATCGCGCGCATCATCCTGCGCCAGACGGTCACGACGCCGCTCGCGAACCTCGTCATGGGCGGACTGTCGAGCGCATTCGGCGGGCTGATCGGCGGCGGGCCAGGCGACATTCGCGGACCGGGCGGCTCGACCAGCATTCCGTTCGGCGGGCCTCGCGCTCTTGGCGGACCGGTCGAGGCGGGCAGCGCCTATCTGGTCGGTGAGCAGGGGCCGGAACTGTTCATGCCCAATCAGTCAGGCCGCATCGTCCCGAACGGACAGACCGGCGGCACCGTGGTCAACCAGACGATCCAGATCAGCGTCGGCGTCGCCCAGACCGTGCGCGCCGAGATCGCCGCGCTCATGCCGGCGATCAAGCGCCAGACCGTCGATGCGGTGGCGGACGCCAGGATGCGCGGCGGATCGTTCGCCGCCGCGATGGGAACCTGATCATGACCATTTCCTATCCGATCTCCCTCCCGACATCCGGCGGCTACGCGCGCGTCGAGTTTCGCATGGGCAACGTCGTCGGCGTTTCGACCTCGCCGTTCACCCTCCAGCAGCAGCTGGTCCGTCACCAGGGCGCGCGATGGGAAGCGGACGTCACCGTCGCGGAGATGGAGCGTCCCGCCGCCGAGGAGTGGATCGCCGCGCTGGCCTCGCTGCGCGGGGCCTGGGGCACGTTCCGCCTGGCCGATCCTGGCGGCGCGACGCCGCGTGGAACATGGGCGGGCACGCCGCTGGTCAAGGGCGCGGGCCAGACCGGCGAGACGCTCCTGGTCGATGGCTTCTCGGCGGGCGCGACGGTCAAGGCGGGCGACTATTTCCAGATCGGAGACCGGCTCTACAAGGTGCTCGTCGATGCGACCGAGAGCAGCGGCGAAATCACGCTCGACATCTGGCCGCGTCTGCGAGAGAGCCCCGCCGACAACGCCGTCATCACGACATCGAGCGCGAAGGGTCTGTTCCGGCTCGCGAGCAACACGCAGGGCTGGGCGCTCCAGGGCAGCGGGCTGCGCTACACCCTCGCCTTCGGCGCGGTCGAGGCAATCTGATGGCGCGCGACCTCACCGCATCCGTCATCACGCAGCTACAAGCCGCGTCCGTTGAGGTCGGCGTCCTGTTCGAAGGCGAGTTCGCCTCGGGCTGGGTCCGGCTCTGGAGCGGCATCGGGAACCTGTCGTGGGACAGCAAGACCTGGTCTGGCGTCGGCACGCTGCTCGGCATCTCCGCCATCGATGAGACGAACGAGATCCGCGCCTCGGGCCTGACGGTGTCGCTGTCCGGCGTGCCGTCCGATCTGCTCGCCGCCGCGCTTGGCGATGCGCGATCGGGCAAGACCGGCAGGGTCTACCTCGCGTTCTTCTCCGGCGGCTCGGTGGTCGCGGACCCGGTGCTACAGTTTGAGGGCCGTCTCGACGTCCCGGCCATCGAGGACGGCGAAGACACCGCCACCATCGCGATCTCCTACGAAAGCGAACTGATCGACCTAGAGCGCGCCCGCGAGCGCCGCTACACGCCCGAGGATCAGGCGATAGATTACCCCGGCGACCTAGGTTTCGCGTATGTTGCAAGCCTCCAGGACGCGCAGATCACATGGGGCCGCTGATGATCGTTCGCCGCGAAGATTGGGCATCGAGGCTCGCCGCTGCGTTTGAGGACGCTCGCGACAAGCCGTTCCAGTGGGGCGTTCACGACTGC